GCTGGTCGATAAACTTTCCACGGCTGCGAGGCGAAAGCGGATTCAACATCTGCTGGATTCGGATACAAGAAGATATCATCGAGATTGAAAAGCTGATCCAGCCACTGTGGATTCTGAATTGGCGTCGACTGCCGAGCTGGATAGATCGCATCTTTCGAATTACGACCTTGTCCGGTTCTGGTCAGCGTCATGTCCGTTCCATGAGCTGGATGCGTGATATCCCCGTACTCGCCGCTGTCCTGAATGTTCTGAATCGCGGTATAGATGATCTTGCCGAACGAATAAACGAGAACACCGGCACCTGGGTTGTTCAAATCGATAATATTGGCGTACCATCTTTTTGCCGGTCGGCAAACAGAAATGTCCGGTTCGTACTTATCGTACTCAGCTCGAAGATTGCTGTACAACGCGCAAAATGGACACGTGTTCTCTCGAACCATGTTCGGACAAATGAACGTTGTTTTCGACAACCCTGCTTCCCAATGAATCTGGGTGAACCTGGCGTACAAGCCTGACGATGACCACGGAGGCAAGATACGAATGCGATAAGTACCCTCCTTGAGCGTGAACAGCTTGTTCTGTGGAACGTTTTTGAGATAGGGCTCACGAGTCATCGGTGAAGAAGCTCTTTGAGCCTGTGGATTATATTCGTAGTAACCCATAATATTTCCTCCTTGTTTTAGTCGTCGTGATTGTTAAGGCCCCGTTTAAATAGATCGCGTCGATTAAGACTCATCAATAAGCGGCTCTTCATATCGAACGCAGAGGCGGCCTTGGTTAACAACTTGTGTTCTTTGTGTAAGCGTGTACACTCGTTTTTCAATTCATTCCATTTTGCATCAGATCGATACATTCGTTTAATGTGCGTTTCTTTTGCGTCTTCATCTTGTAATTTGTATTGTTGAGCTAAAGTTACTTCGTGTGTTTCTAAAGCAATTTGAGCTTTTTCAGCAAGTTCTTCTGCTTCCACAGATAGGGCTGAAACAGAATAGAAGTAAGATGGACATGTAGCCATCTCTCCTTCTAAATTCATTTCGTTGATGCGTACTAACTTACTAACGTCGAGTTGTTCGGACATGAGCCTTCTGATTGGTAAATGTCATTCAGCTTCTTGATGTTATCAAGTATAGCTTGAATCTGTATTGGGTTAAGCGCCGCTGTTAAATCGATCTTAAGTCCGTTTGGTCGCGGACCCAGTACATCTATATTATGTAAAGCGGCCATTGATGCCATTCTCGTATCCATACTAACACGTCTACGAGCTGCCCAAATAATTTCGCCAACACTATTCATGCCCAACAAGTGAACATTCTTGCCAGCTGCGCGAAGTGAAGGAAGCGTTGGTCCAATGAATTCCATTCGCACACAAGCTAATTCTTCAGCGTTTAAATTTGAAGTAACGCTTTCGTAATACTGTACAAGTCGGGGAAATCCAACCCAACGAATAGAACGCTGTTTACAAGCAAATTCGATTTCTCGCATTGCTTCTGCTTTTGTGCGGCCCTGAATAACATACAGAAGTTCTGGTTTACGAAAAAGAGTTAACTGATCAAATACAAACTCATAATCGTAAAAGTTCTGCCTTGTCTTTTGCGCGTCGCAGAGTACGTCAGGAACTACTACGACTCTGGGTTTGATCATTAGAAGTATTCCCAGATAGCGGACAGCCCAGTGAGGATCTTTAGAAGTATGTCCTGTTGGATCTGTTAGATCTGGACTAGCGCCGACTCCGCAATCTAAGATGATATCACTAGTTGGAAGTCCTTCTCTAAATGTACCGAGATAAGAAGGATCGTTGAGTAGTGGATCTATTTCGGCAAATACGTGCTCGTCGGGTGCAACATATTTAAGTAAAGCTAGCGGCCGGGTGTGATAAAGTGCCTTCATTCCACAAGTGACTCCGCAGGTGTTAAGTTCAATCCAAGAACATGTTGAATTTGATCGAGGCGATCATCAACGCTACCCGTAAGAGTATGATATGGTATCTTATAGAAGTCCAAAATAAGTCTTGTTTCTCGATCATGTTGTTTTTGAAATTCGGGATCAGTATAACGGATACCATCTTGCTCTAGTGGAAATTCAATCGGAACATAAAACACGTGATCATACCAAACATTCTTTACTGCCCAGGACATTAAGCGGTATTCAAACCACTGTCCTTGTAGTAACCGACTATATGCCCAAGTATCGTAAATCGCTCTTGAACCAACGTACGATCGGTGGTAGTGATGATTGTAAGCGTACCAGTAGTTGAAGTACCGCTGCTTCATCCTATCCGACATGCGGAACTTAGTGTGGACCTTCCGTCCAATGCCGTCCCAGAACATGTAGTGCCAACAATCCCAATGAGGATCAACCTCTCTGAGGATCTCGGTCATTCGAGGATCATTGAGAAGCGTACTCTTTCCTACGCCATGCGTACCCGTGAAGACAATTCTCATGCTCTTCTAAGTCTTTGAAACTTTGAGTAAATACTATTATACGTCCGATTATGCAAGTAAAACTCTAAATGCTTAACCGTCCCGTAAATTGACAAATGTTTTTCGCGCTGGAGAAGTACAAAAGCAAAAACAAGAAGTTCTTCCTGCTTCGACCATTTCATAACATCGCCTGATCTTTCAGTTCGTGCTCTTCAACTATAATACGTTCTTGTTCTACTTTTTCAGCTGCCGCTTTCTTCTCAGCTTCGACCTTTAACTGCTTCTCATACTCATCTTGGCCCCACCGCTGTACGCAGTGAAAATCCGTCTTGAGTTGAACTCCCAGTCCAGGAACAGGCAATGACATAATGGTTTCCATTATCTTCCTTATATCATCAACGAGCTCGTCGGGGGCTTCTCCGATGATATTGTCATGAACCGCCAATACAAGTCCGGGTACTTCATAGATCTTCTTGGGAGTCCATCCAAATAACCTCTCGAAGCATTGATCAATTAAGAACAAAGACCGATTAGTTGTATCTGCAACTCCGTTTTGACATGGAAAATTTGCAGATAGTCGATCATAGTAAGCAACGGTTGACTCATCAAATGCAGGTGGAAAATGCTTGCGGCGGCCATACACTCCTTGGATATATCCCCAAGTACGCCATTCAATCTCCTTATCTTTCCACCACATGGGTACTTTAGGAAAAGCACTGTCCCATTCTTGATACCAAGCAGTTGTCTCTTCAACTGATAATTTCAACTGATCTGCTAATCCTGCGGGACCGCCTCTGTATGCTTTTCGGAAGTTAACTGACTTAGCAACGTTCCTCAAATCCTTTGGCGTCATTGCAGCAAATCGTTCTTTTAAAGCTACCGACTTGCTCAAAAGCTTATCCATAACGGTCTGGTGCAAATCAGTCGTCATGCACGCCTGTATAAAATCATCGTCTTGTGCTAAGTACGCTAGCAGAACAAGTTCCGCTTGTGAATAATCAAAGTCCAGTAGCTTCCATCCAAATGGAGCCATGAAGTTCATTCGAATGTCGGGGTCTCGAGGAATGTTTAATAAAGAGGGTTCTCTAGCTGCGAGACGGCCACTGATGGTTCCGTGCGTAAGGAAGTCAGGATGACATCGATTGTTTTTATCTAACCACTGAAGAATACCGCCAGGTTTTTCAGGCCTTTCGTCATCACCATCCCAACCATCTAAATAAGTTGAAAGATTCTTTTTGAGATGTCGAACACCCAATACCATCTTTGGTACAGGATGTCTCTTAGAAAGTTCTTCCAGTGTTTCCTTGTCAGTTGATGGCGCCCCTTTATCAGTTTGCTTGATGATCGGCAATTTAAGATCATTAAATAGAACTGCCGTCAGTTGTGCCTGCGAGGTGTACTTGAAGCGCTTACCTACCGTACTAAAGAGTTCTTCCTCTTTCTCTTTAACTCTCTCACGATAAGATTCTGACTTACTGATAACTCTTTCCCGATCAACTAGAAAACCACGAAACTTCATCCTAGCCAAAGTTCGTTTCAATGGCATAGCGTGGTTCTGGTAAAAGTCCTTCATTCCGTCTTCGATCATCCGAGGAACAAGAACTTCATGATCTAACCGTCGGGTACTAACTGTATCTTCACAGTTGTATGGAAGCAGTATCTCAGGCGGTGCCTTACATATATCAGCAGCCTTACCACCAACGGCCTCTAATATGTCTGCTTGGTAACCTGCCTTAGCCGCGAAGTTATTCGACACTAAAAACTTTAACCCATGTGGTGTAGTTTCATCAACAATCAAATGCCCGTCGAGAGTGTCATGTCGAATCTTAACATTGAATCCCCTAAACCATTTAAACAAGGCATCGAATCCACTATTGTGATAATCGATGCCCAGCTCACGATCAGTAACCTTCCGATGAGCTTCGTAAATTTCAGAATCGTCAAAATCAGCCATCCACCACTTATTTTGCTCTTCAGTAAGTCTTGAAAACTTTACTAGAAAGGCAATACCATAATACTTCCCACCCTGCTCAATCGCATATGCGATGGAACAAATTTCGTCTTCGTAAAATTTTAAGCCGGTTGTTTCAATATCACTCGCGATTGGTCCGTCAAAATCTGCAAGGAAGTTCATCCACCCCAAATAGCGTTCCCGGCTATTTATCATCTCACGATGAATCTCAGGTCCTTCCGGAGCTCGAATATTGTAAACAGCGTTCTTTACGAGGCGGATATCACCTTCGAACGTCGGATACAATTCAGGTTTACGAAGAATGTTAGCGGGGTGGAAAGTAGGAAGGACTTTAACTGGATGGCCGAAATAGGTGGAATCTACCCAGATACCTCTACGCTCAGTTATCTTTTGAAGACCAAGAACTGCCTTTAGAGCAACTGCTCCAAGCAAAAGAATGAACTTTGGCGGATCTTGTGGTGGAAGATCTTTTTCCGCATGAGCAGCCATACATAAACGCTGCTCTTCAGCTGTAGGTGCTCTATTACCCGGCGGTCTACACCTAGCCGTATTTGTAATATAGCAGTGTTGTTCGATTATACCAAGCTTTTGAAAAGTTTCGGAAAGAAGGTTTCCGGCCCTTCCAACAAACGGAAGACCGTCATAGACTTCTTGAGCACCAAGAGCTTCTCCAATGACCATAAGGCCATTAGCTCCTGTACCCTTACCGTACACACCAGATCGCCTAACATCCCTGCTGAAGGAAGTAACGTGAAGTGGGCACTGCGCGCACTTCAACTCATCTATCTGAAAAAACTTGCCTTCTGCGGAAAGATTGTCTGGTGGAGGTGCTTTATTAAAACTTCCCGGTTGAGCCAAATCCCTTGTCTCCTCGATCCGACGGTGATAGCTCCTTGCTAGATATGAAGTGTACACCAATACGTGGATGGAAGACAAGCTGTGCAAACTTCTGCCATCTTTGAATCAAAAAAGTTTCATGAGTGGTGTTAAGTAAAAAGGCAGAAAGTTCACCTCTAAAACCAGCATCTATGACTCCAGGGAATACCAATATGCCCGATTGATTAAGACTCGACTTACCTCTAACTTCGAGCCAAAGATCATCTGGCATTTCAACAGCCACGCCAGCATGAACTTCTTTCTGTTCTCCCGGAGATATCTCAACTGGAAAAACAGCAAACATATCGTAGCCAGCATCATTGTCGTACTTCTTATCTGGCATTTTAGCACCCTCTACGAGCTTAACATACTTCACAGGATGTCGTTCGTATGGCGTGCTAACTGCTGCGCGGGAGCAAATCGGGCAGGTAGCTACGTGGATAAGCTTATCGATTAACTCATCCACAGACTCAACCTGATAAGGAGTGTGGATCTTGCCTCGATTGAGGTAAGATTCCACTATCTCCTTATAGGTTTGCCTTATGGAAACCCTGTCGATCATGCAGCCGGTGCAGCTTCCGGTGATGCAGGAGCGACAGCTGGCGCCTCGACGGCAGCGGGAACGGGGGCAGATGAAACGAAAGTAACTTTGCTGATCTTCACGTAGCGCTGTTTGCCTTCGATCAGAAGAACAACGTTCTGTGAGGCCGGATTGAGACCCTTGACCTCGTAATCCTTTTCTTCGAACTTCACAACATCACCCTTCTTGAACGGCATCACTTTCTCTTTGCCGAAAAGATCGGTGAACGAAATGCTGAATGTTTCACCACTACCTTCGTCTTTGAATTTCACTCGACCAGCAGATTTCTCCACGCCGAGAACTTCAAGCACGTCGGTGCGTTTCACAGCCTCCGTTTCGATAACGACGGTGTGCTTTTCACCTTTCTTGAATTCGGTACCCTCAGTGAACTTACCCCGCAATAACGACTTGTCATACGACAAGCGCTTGCGAGCTTCCTTCTCTTCGGGTTTAGATTCAGCAGCGACTTCTGCAGGAGCAGCCGCAGCTTGTTCCTCTTGGACCGGAGCAGCTTGTTGAGCAGCCACCGGTGTTGGTGTTGACTCAACATTCTTTTGAATTTGAGCCGTGACTTCGCTGGTATCTTTTTTTACCAGGTCGTCTAGTGTGATCTTTCCCATAAGTCCTCCTTAATAGACTCGTTCGATACTTGTTGAAATGATTTCCTGTATAATGTCCTTTGGCGTTTCACCAGCATCCTTAAACTTGTTAGTTCTTAACATATACGATGGAAAGTATTTAGCCAATCGTCGCGCTGATTGCTCGCAGTCGACTTGGGCGTCTGCATCAAGCCAAAAAATGACTTGTTGAAAATTTCCGAGCTGTAAGAGTCTAACTTGTTCATCAGAGATTGCTTTACCAAAGATGGCAGCTCCTTCAGCTCCGATTCGTATGGCATCAAAGACACCTTCGACGAGTATGATTCGACTACCACGTATGGCTCTGTCGTAGTTCCAGAGGAGCTTTTTCTTTTCCATACCAAGGGCACCGACGTATTTGGGTTCGGTGTTGCGCCAGATCGTGCGTCCTTGGAATCCACAATAGCGGCCAGCTTGTTCGATAGGGAAGATGATACGAGGTCCATAAGAATGCTCGTAGCCATCTTCTTTTGTTCGTCTGTAGTTTCCGCAGAATTGAGCATACGGTAAAAGCTCATCAACGGTACTTCTGCGTTCTTCTCGAAGATACTCATGTATTAAATGATTTGATGGTAATTTGTCAAGTGGAATGAGATCTGTGGGTAGTGGTTCAAGTGGTGCTTTTTGTATAGGTTGACTATTCTCTGGAACGTACGTTTGGTGGAATTCAGTTGCAAGCTGCGGGAAGAGATCACTGACTTGACCACCAGCATTGCATCGCCAGCAGTGGTAAAGGTTCTTCTTAATATTAATCCACAGCTTCTGTCCCGTGTCCGGGCGAGGTCTACCCCGCTTAACACACCATGGACAGTTGACTTTGATTTCATCAGAATCTTGCTTGTAGTCGCCAAAGCGGACTCTTATTAGCCTTAATAATACAGTTCTAGCGCTAGCAGTCAACATGCCACTAATCGATGGGTCCTTGGTTTTGCAATAACTCAGGACGTCCGTTCCGGAAACTCATAGATGAATAATCAATTATATATCTCTCTGCCTTGTCCCTCACCGTATTGCGTGACTTAGCTAGCATCAAGACAACCTCATGTCTCAGTGCGTCTTCAAGAGTCTGACCCATACCTACAACAGTATCCGCAATCCGCATTTTCTCATAATCTTCTGCAACAAATTGAAAACCTATTATACGTCGGTTATGAGCAGCTCGGTTCGTCTGTGTTGGAGTGAGCACTGATATGTCCCCCTCCACACTTAAACCACGTACTGCTGTTGTTAGTTCTCCTAATTCAAACCGCTTGTTGTCTCTCCTAATTGGCGGTGCTAAGAGGTCGAGATAATCAACAATGAGAACATCTGGATTCTGATACTTATCAACAAACCGGTAGAGATCTTCGACTGTGCCTTTACCGGGAGGCAACTCTTCAATGTGAAATTGCCCTTCGTAACGCTCACGCAGTCGTAAAGAATATTCATGTATTTTTGTCGGGTCAACCAAATGGAGAATATCATTGTACTGAATCTTATCCTCTAAATCTCCAAGAGTCGCAAAGTAACGAATCAATGTTCTAGCTAAACTCATTTCAAGTGTTACATGTAATACACGTTTCCCTTGTCTCAGGATCTGTCCTCCAATGTAACACATCAACAAGGACTTACCAACGTTTGTATCCGCAAGTACTATTGTGAGTTCTTTCTTAAACAAACCACCAACCCAATTATCAATAACACCAACACCTGTCTTTACACCACCACCTTGCATGTAAATTTCCTCAAGGTTGCGAAGTGAAAAGACGTACTGGTCTTTGAGTGACCTGCTAGACCTGCTTAAACCATTTGAACTCATTCTCAGAGCAGATATCAATTTATCAAAATCACCTTCATCGATAGATGGACCTTGTTCATTTAAAGTTATCTTGATTTGTTTAGTAGCTGCAAACTTGTGAGCCGACTCACGTACCCAAGTCTCCTCTCCTGCGGGGATCCCATTGAGCACGTATCCAAAGAACTCATCTAGCATCGGAGCTTCTTCAGGCAAGAGTTGTAATGTGGTGTCTGTTCTGAGACTCTGCTCTAAAACTACTTGCGAAGGAAGTGATGAAAACTTTTTAAAGTAGGTAGTTATGAAAGAGTACACCCACTGCGGGAAGCCAATTGTGAAGCAGAACTCGTTTATAACTGGACTATAGTACAGAAAAAAGTCTCTGTCTCTACAGAACAGCGCAAGTAATCTGATCTGATACCCGAGTGTAAAATCGTTCATCTCAGTGTCGGTACAGGTACTCTTGAATCAGTTTAGCGTTTTCGAAGTACTTTGGGAGAGGTGGTTGGGGCGTCTTATCACGAACGCCGATTGCCCAAAGGTAATAATCGTGAGCAGTAATGTTATGCCTGCTAAGCAAGATTGCCATCCGGTTGAAGAACTGAGGCTGTACATTTGCAGGCATTCTCCGGTCCGGGTAGAAGGTGTTCACGCAAACATTGTATGCATGAGAACAATCTTTGTTAGTCACTATCACGTTCGTCGATAACTGCGTCTTGGTCGAGAGCATCGAGCATTTCCTTTTTGCGTGGCGAAAATCCAATGTAGTTTATTCTAGTCTGTTTTCTCTTGTATACCAGCAGCCTCTCTTTAGAATGAGCTGCCAACTTTGGATGATAATCATCAAAAATATCAATCCACTTTTTAACAATATCATGCCACGTGCGCATCATTCTACCAAGACGTTGGCCCGTTAGAATTTCTGCTTTACCCCCCGAGGCATTTATTCCCACTTCAAGATTCGGAATATCGATGCCTAGAGCAAACACCTTACTCGCAATTAATACTCGAATTTTACCTTCACGCATATCCTTCCGAATTTGATCGCGCTCAGTATCCTTCGTTTCACCCCAAACAAATAAACTATTTGGAATCATGGTTTGAAGGATCTTTCCATGCTCAACTCTCTGCACCAAGATCAATATAGTACTATTCCCATGATCCGCTGCAAGACGAGCAATCAACTCATTGCGCTTCCGATTATTCACGATCAGTAGATCTTCCATAATGTGGTAGTCGCCCTCAAACCAACCACGGTTGAAATCTACAATCACCGTTGGGCTATACCCCTGCTCTTCGAGCTCCCTGCGATCGATTAACTTGATAGGCTCTCCCAACAAACCCCACACTATCATATCTCGGTTATCACTGCGTCCCTTGCTATCTGCGGTGAAGCCAAAGCGGTAGGGTGCATTGGTAGCCAAGATTGTTTGCATCGTTCTATCGGCGGCTGAGGTGTGAGCTTCGTCGCAGAGTACTACCTTATATTGCCGCAATGATTCAGGTGATAACTTACATAAAGTAGCGGAGAGTCCAATAAGGAACTTGGCTTCCATCCAATTTCTATCCTTAGTTGTTACAAAGGTGAACTTGGGTAACATGAGGGAGAGCTCCCCTTGAAGTTGCCACATCACGGAAAGGTTTGGAGCTATGATGAGCGTGGGTAAATCGAGAGTAGCGGCCACGAGAGCGATCATCGTTGTCTTACCGCTACCCGTTTCCGAGTCAAAAATCATCCGCTTCCGCTTGAGCGCTTCAACAAGATAATCGATCTGGTAGGTGCGAAGGTCTCGAGGTTTACCTGTTCCAGGATCCATGAGCTCAGGAACATTAAAAGATACATCTGGAAAGACTCGGTTATCTCTTATATCGAAGGTGAGTTTCGGGAGCGATTGCTGCAGGTGTGGAATGAGGCCGGTGAGGAATACGCCCGACTGGTCAATACACGAAGCAGTGCTAAATTTCATCTGCTTCGTCCGCTGATTGAACATCGCTGTCTTGTAGGAAAAGACCTCAGCGATTTCAGTGGATACCGGAAATACGCGAGTATAGTTATGATCTAAGATATCAAGGGGTACAAGAATTGGATTTGACATTGCTCTTTTCTAAAGTAATGCATTCTGACCCCTTATGTCTAGTGAGACACACTGAGCACTCAAAGAGCTCGTCGATTACTTTTGTTGTTGGTTTTCTTTTTCTCGAAATACCAAACAAGGAGTCTTCTTTCGATCTCTGAAAAATCGACTTCGTACGTGATTGACGTCTTAACCTCGGCATAAATCCTCCGCGGTAGAATATAGCGACCAGTTTCAGTGCCCTCAATTTTCATACCTCTTCTCCTCAGAGAGGCGCCCAGAGGGGCGACTTCTTAATAAGTACCTTATTAATATTCCCCGGGGATTTCAATCACTTTTAAAATCCCTCGGCAGAATTTAACCTCACAGTTTTCACTGTAAAAAATCACACCATTTCTTTCCAAGTGGGGAGTAATTACTCCGTCAGATGGTACTCAAAGAGGGTGTGTTTATTCATCCGAACGCCAAATCCGACAGGCTTTCTCGTCGATACTAGTCTAAGAACTTTTGGTAAGCTGCAGGGGATATGCAATGTGAGTCTCTTTAGTTGGGATCTCGTGCAAATTGGCTTGTCCCGATTCTTTCCATTGGACTCTTGACGAAACGTCTCGTCTAGCAACGCTCAGCCCTCCTTACCCGTCTTTAGACATTTACTAAAGAACAGTCCCGTTCAACGGTGACGGTGGTTGGCAGATTACTAGACGTTCGTACCTCCATTTAAGGGGGGTTACCCTGGATTAGGTCTCTCGACTCCGACCTGTTAAGCTATGGCACTCATGAACCGGGGGTGGGGTACTTTGGGCAGTTGGAAGTTTAAAGTGGGATTTGTGCAGTTGGGCAAATGGCCGATGTGCGATGTCCAATTTAAAGTGTTCGATTGGCGCTTTCCCCCACCCCGGTTCTATTGGATATTACTCCTTGCGATGAGCTGCATAAACTCGTCTTTACAGCTCTTACTATTGTCTAAGAAAATCCCGCGCATTTCAGCGGTCTTTGTGACCGACCCCTTTGAACGAACACCACGTACCTCAATGCAATCATGTGTTCCTTCCAAGACAACCGCAACGCCAGCTGGTTCAAGAGCCTTTGTAATTGTCTCCGCAATTTGGAAGGTAATGTGTTCTTGCACTTGAGGTCTTGCAGATATTGCTTCAACGACTCGATTGATTTTTGACAAACCGACGAGACGCTTGCCAGGGACATAAGCGACGTGCGCAACGCCTCTAAAGATGGCGAAATGGTGCTTGCAGAGGCTTGTAAAACCAATATTCGTAACTGCGACGATGCCATGGTAGTCAGTCTCCTCGAAAGACGTTGATAGAAGTTTCTCCGCGTCTACCCCGAGTCCCCAGCAAAGTTCAGTGAACATGCGAGCAACTCGATGGGGAGTAGCTCTGAGATGATCGCTCTCCAAGTCAAATGATCCTGGATACGTTGCTTCGAGTCCTTCGAGAAGCAATCGGATTCCAGCAACTGTTTTAGGGTGAGGACTTGAAAAGAGTGTGAGTAAATTGACGTCTCGAGTGAGCCCTTCATAGCAGCTCGGGCACCAGCTTGTAGAACCTTGACTGGGGTGTCGAGGTGACTCTTCTCCGCAACGGCAACATGTAAAGAGTGCTTGCCTTTGTAGTTGCTTTGTTGGCTTTGGTCCGTGATGATCAGCCGGTATGTCGTAACCCATCGCGCCTCCTAGTGCCGTTCGGGAAGATTGAAACTCCTGTCAATGTAAGTCGCGCAGCAGTCCTCGGTTTCCCAAACTACCACTTGGCGCACGCGAAATAGGTGATTCGACTTGTCACCTGAGAGGGGATGACAAGCTACTGTGAGAATCATTTTAGCAATGTTTTCTGCGGTAGGTTCGAAGTTGACGAGAGCTAGTTTCATTTCATGCTCGTCAGCCATTTTCACGATTTGATCCTTGAGTGGATCATTGACGTTGAGCATGAAGGAATGATCGAGGTTAGTATCAATCCATTCCTTAATTGGCTTGTAATTGTAGAAGTCGGTGACCATTCCATTTTCGTCAACACCTTTAGCTTCTACTAGAACCACAGCCTTATAGGAATGTCCGTGAAGATTGTGACATTTACCTTTGTGGAGTGAGAGACGATGACCCATCTCCCATCGAATTTGCTTTTCGACTTGGATTAGTTCAAGCATAACACCTCAGATGAGTGAAGCTATCAATACATACTTAGGATAGACCCTTGTTGGCACTTTTGGAATGACAACTTCAGGAGCGCGGAGTGGTTCTGATAACTTTTTCTTGACCCAAATTATAATTCCCTTGCGGAGATAGTTGGCGTCGAAGTTGAACATCTCGCAGATGTGTTCGAAAGATCCTTCCCAATTCACTTTGTGCTCATTGAAGAACCAGTCAAATACCTCTTGAAATAATCTGCGTGCGGATGGTTTTTCTTGATTGATGGTTGATGTGAAATCCCACCAAGCTTCTTCAAGAATAGCAAAGAACATCTCGTGCTCGGGAGACTCAAAGACTAAAGATCGCCTATGAGCAAAATTATCTGAATCTGTTACATCGCTTGAGAAAAGTATTTTTTGGAGAAACTCATGTATGTCTACCTGCGGTTGCGGATTAGATGTCGAGGGCAACGTTTGCTGTAGCTGCATTCTCAAGAACCTCCACTCGTTTCCCTTTGCCAAAAGGGCGTATCAAAATACGTTTAGAAAAAGTGTCAGCGAGCTCTGGAACGTGACTGATTACTAAAAATAGTTCAAATCCCTTTGCTGCTTCTCTAAGAGCGTTCTTTATTAATAAAACGTTGATCTCATCGAGTGACCCAAATCCTTCGTCGATTATAAAAAATCCGATTTGAGTGTTATAGAGTTCTGCGTTCACTTTAGATAGAGCAAGACGCAGAGCAAGACTTTCGCGAAACTTTTCTGAACCAGAGAGTACTTTGAAACTTCGAGAACCCGTCGACGTAGTGCCAATCGCATCGAGTGCCTTACGTTGAGTACCTGCTTTCGTATCCCGATAAGCTCGTAGGTAGATGCGGCGGTCTGCGGAAATCCGCATCAGGAATTCGTTAGCGTAGGCTTCAACGTACGGAATAGTATTGGTAAAGAGGAGCGTGGGGATATCCGAATATGCTTGTTGAAGAATCTTGTAATTTTCGATCTCTGCTCGTTGAGGAGCTAGTGCATTCAATTTAGATTCGAGCTCCCCGACTGCATCCTGATCGTGCCGCAGTGATTGCTCTTCCCCAGCTAACTCTGCTTTGTAATGGCCAACTGCTCGACTGGCATGAGTACATTGATCCTGCAGTGCGCCGTACTGAGTATTGTCCCATTGAATGTTGATGGAATCATGATCACTTTGCTTTTGCTGAAGTGTGATCTCCTTCGTACCCACAGCATTTCTCCACCGCTTGACATCTTCTGCGAGGGTTAACGAACCACTGAGCTGTTCCTTTTGCCTTTCGAGATTTGACATTCTACCTTGGAGCTGAACCTTACTGTCGTTGAAGGTATGATACTTTTTGGTCCATTCCTTCTCTTGATTCGCGGCGTGCTCGTCGGCCTGCTGTAGTGAGTAAGCTGCGTTTTGTTGCCCTGAGAGATAACGATCGATTCGATTCTTCGTGTCCTGAGCGTCTTTTAGAAGTGGACACGAACGATGAATATCCATCCCTTTACACGGTACTTCATTTAATATACCGAGTTTTGTCTCTTGTCCTCGCATGGTGCGAATTTCGATATGTTTATCAGTCCATGCCTTGATATTATCACGAACTGTCTGCATTTGCCCATCGATTTGTTTAACCAGTTCGTGACACTCAGCTAAGTCTTGATCTACGACATCCACGCGCTCTCGAATCTGCGCGGGGTCACCAACCACTGTCTTTTCGATATTAAGTTTGAGAGTTTGAATTTCAGTATTCAGAACCGTGATCTGTTCGAATAGAGCCTGCTTCTGTTTCAGTCTCTCTTCCCGGGCAAGGAATTGCTTTTGAAGCTGTTCAAACTGAGAATAGAGCTGGTCGTAAGCGTTTTGAGCGGTAGCTGCGTCGATGCGGAGTTGCTGGATCTTCTCTTTACGTTCCGCCATATTACCAATGAGGACATCTATGGCGAGTCCCACTTCTTCACACTGCTTTAGTACATCTCCCTTTTCATTAATCAGGTCCCCGACTCTCTTCTTTTTCTTTTCCCATATGCCCAAATTAAGCATCTCAGACAGAATAGCCTCCCTCTCGCTTGCAGTGATAAGCGAGAGTTTGTTAACCTCGTCTTGAGGACTAATAGCAGTACAGAAAAGGAGATCTTGGCTAAAACCGATGACGTCCAAAAGAGTCGCTTGAGTATTTTTGAGTAATCTATCAGAGAGGTCGGTTCCTTCATCTTCTTTACCTGGTTCGAAAGCAAATAATTGTAAAGTTTGAGTCTTACCCCTAGTGAGGGATCTCTTAGCAGCGTAGGTTTTGTCGTTGTGGAAAAATACAAAAGTAACGCTGCACGAATCATAGCCATCGCAGATAAGTTCTTCATTTGGTACGTCGCGGGAATTTCCAAACAGTGCAAACTCAATTGCGCTGATAAAGAAACTAGACTTGCCGGCACCGTTTGGACCGCCGATGACAGCAGCCTGAATCCCAGTAAAGTCGATTCCGTGTGACCCGGCATATGTTAAGAAGTTAGTTACTTGTAAAATCTTAGGCTTCAATCACATCACCCAGTTGCAAAGCTTCTGTTGAAACAAAACCTCTCACTGGCATATCGTTCGGGGGTGGTAGCATTGCATACATGTAAATCTTACCAGTGAATAGAATCTTAAAACGCTCCCATAAACTCATTTGCCACTTGGAGTAGTAGTAAATATTTTCTTGACCGTCGGCTCTTTTGAATTTCATGTAAATCTGGCAGTGATTCTTTGGTTGATTTTTATACTCTGGTTTTGAAAGTATAAACTCCATCTTTACATCTTCTACAAGCCGACGTGGTCCAGTAACAGACAGGGGTGGAGCGTCTTCTTGCGGAAGATAATAATCAGGATGCAGTGGTTTCATTTTTATTCACACGCTTCGCAGCCACTCTGACCGTGTACTGTTGGGTAACCGCATTTGATACAGCAAAACGAAGCAATTCCACGTCGATTCCATGAATCAATAAACTGCCGTCGCTGTTGCGCATTCATCTCGCGCCACTGTTCGGATTTGATGGTATCAAGAGTTTCATCAACCATCAAAACTCCAAAATCAACTATGTTCACGTAATCTCCGTACGCGGTCAATTGCTCTGCTCTTTAAATTCTCAAGCCGCTCTGCAGTAATGTGGCCCATGTCATTTGTAAAACGGTTCTTGTAAACAGTGGCAGTGCCATCTCGGTGGATGCGATAAACAAGCTGTGATTTGAAGGTGTTCTCATCTGGAAAATAACCACGCCGACGTGTGTGAAACACTTCGAGAATGCCAGCATCTACTGCGGTGATCAAAGCACTTCTCCTTCAATATCTTGATCAAGTTCAAGTAGGGCTTGCTTGACTGGAATGTTCTTGCTCTCTAACCAGTTGGTGAGAATTTCGATATTTGATTTGCCCTTCAAGGTAAAAACCTTTGTCATCTTAGTCGTGCTCTGTAAATCGAGTTTATAGTCCTCGCATTGAAAGTTCTCGAGCCGCGACAAGACTAACGCTTTTTGCTGTTCGTTCGCTTCTCCCTGGATCCTGACATAACCTGGAAAACCCGGATCCTGAAAGTCGAGGAACTCTTCAACTGTAAAGGTTCGGAAGTAAGGTTTGTCATTAAGATGATGGGGTTGAACCCTGAGATCATTATCTGCGATGTCCCACCGTAGAAATCCCTTTGTTTGACCCGCTTCGCCAAAGTTATAGCATTCCGGAGAGCCAGGGTACCAAATGTTTTGTCCGAGGTCCACTTGTCCATGATAATGTCCTAATAATATGCCTCGGAAGTTCAACCCCTTGAGATCGTCCAGTGCAACGGTGCCAATCTCACCCGCTATCTCTGTCCAATGTTGTCCCTCAAGAGTAGTCCCTAGATGCCCAATCATTACGGGACCATCCAGTATAGGCTCAACACCTTTTTCTCTAAATGATAGATTCCTAAACTTCTTTAAGGTGTCCAGATCAGTACCCCAAGGGGCAATTACAAAATCAACACCCTTAATATTTATCCATCTTGGAGTCAAAACGATGTCTACGTTACTCCTCCTGTTCTGCAGGGGTTGTAACGCGCAGCCCCGTTGGGTAAACTCATCATGATTACCTGGGATAACAATGACTCGAATATGAGGAGGAATGTTATCGAGAATCGAAGCCACATCCCATAACTCTTGAGGAAAAGGCTTCGGCCGGTTAAAGAGATCACCGGCGATAACAATCATGTCGACCTCTTGAGTAACTGCGAGAGCGATTAGGTTTTTGAAGCGGTTCAGACGCTCAAGATAAATTGCGTTCTGACCATCTACTATTTTGAACTTACCTAACCGAGTTGCAATGAGATCGATGTGGATGTCTGCTATATGGAAGATCCGCATTACGGACGTTCTTTGCTGCGTTTGAAAAACAGCTCTCCTTTATTGTTTTGGCACAGCGTGTGATGCAAGTACCGCTGATTCTTAGCATCATACACTAAGAAACGAAGTTCGGCAAGCGACTTCGAAAAGCGCGCTGCCAAAATCGATGTTACTGCGAGGACGTTTGCAAAAACGTTGCCCGTTAAGAGGAGGTAATCAGTAGCTGGATCAAACTCTTCAAGTACTTCTTGGATCTGAAAGAGTGGTCGATCGGGACGAAAGACATTCATGTTACCAGTTGTTACTGGTACTAATTCGCCATACTTTTCCGCGCTTGAGAAATCATGCCCCGCCTTATTGACGATATACACTCGGCTGTACCTTGTTTGACTCATCTTCTTCTCCCAACAGCATGACAGACTTTGGCTTCAATTCAATGATGTTTGAGTTCATTTTATCATACATGACTCCAGCAAACAAGATTATCACGAGAGTGATAGCCATACCCCAGAGCCACCCGGGAGCATTGTAAATGTCGAGGGTTAAATAGAGCAGCCAGCTTAAACCAATCGGCCAACGAAGAGGCATGTTTTTCCACGCCAATACACTTCTCATTTGTCATCTCCTGTCTGATGGGACATGGCTGCTTCAAAGCGAAGGAGCCAATTATCCATCCACTGCTGATGTTGTTGTAAACTTGCTTCGAAATTAGCAAGTGCTCGGGAAATCTGTTCGGCAGATGATCTTATCTGAGAGGATGCGGTTTGTACCTGCTCAGATCCTAATAAGTATATGTGTTCCACTATTTCTTAATACCCTTAGACGGTAAAATTCGACCATTTTTAATTATGTTTGTTCGTTTGCAGTCGCCACAAACATGCGTGAGCTGTTCAAACCAATGAGCTGCTGCCCACATTCCAGCTTCATGCCATTTACCGCACGGACACGTGTACCCCAACGACTTATCTTCTTGCGTAGACATGTACGAAAGATAACTCTTTAGCGGAGCTAGAGAACGAGGACGGGTATCAACCGTCGTCCCCTACATCTCGCATGGTGACACATGCAATACTTCAGGACACCTTTCCCTGTCACAGTACTCAGACCCGAAACTCCGCGAAATTACTTTGAATTTCCACGTTTTAAATTCATCTGTTGAAGTGTTTCGTACAAGCCATGATGGTCTTCTTTAACAAGTACGGGGTACAAATTTGCCAGCTCTTCATACAAATCAATTCGTTCAATTTCTTTTCGAAATGAAATATCTTCCGTCTTCGCCTTGTATGATTTTAAACTCACTACCTTCTGCACGGAACGGGCGTAGTATTGTCGCAACTCTGGTAGCAGCCGAATTTGGATTGCAGGAGAAGAGGTCCGTAAGAGCACCGATGAACTGCTTTCGTTTGAAGTTCCCTGTTTTAAGCATCGCTGTGATAAGCGCTGTTTGAGTTGGTGGATTTTTGCCCTGGAGTAGTTCCCGAAGTGCTCTGGCGGGGCATGTTTCGCATGTCGGTCTCGTTTCATGTGTGAGTCCTATTGGGCTTTTTGGATTAGAAAAACAAGCGCAGTAGCCTTTCAGCTCTTCTTTCCATGATTTTGTGATTCTGAACGCCATTTTATTGAATCAAAGAACGCAACCCAACATCCGGCAAGTAAGACTGTCGCGATTGTTAATCGATAAGCTTTAGTTGCAAGGATTAAAGCTTGGATCATACCTTCCTTTCCTTCTGCCAAATAAGTTTGTGGTACTGCGGGAGTACACGAACGGTGTAGTACTTCCAGAAGTCCCAGTCCTTCGTTACCAACTCATGCAGTTTTTTAAGCTGATCGGCATAGGCATGATAGTTGAACTCACTATCAAGCTGCTGTCCTTCCGGTTGAAGAATGATTGGACCAGCAAACGTTGCGCCGTACTCACGTAATATCACTTTCAGATATTCGTAATCTGCCGAATCCATGATCACAAACTTGAATTGAATGTGTTGACTGTGATCCGGATAAAAATCGCGCTGGTTCCAAGATAGGTTAATAAAATACTCAATCGCTTTCCAGTTCCGCCACTCCATCTCCCCCGCAGAAGGAAGTTTGGGGGAAAGCGACCAGAAGTCAACTTTATTGAGCATCACGTCAGAGGGGTGCACCGAACCTTGTGTTTCCACTTGAATCCAATAACCACTGTCTTTGAGATTAGTAACAAGGATATCAAGTTCCTCCTTAGGCTGGACTAATGGATTCCCCCCCGAGAGTACAACATTTTTACAGCCAATCGCTTCCAGGCGTTGGAGAATATCCCTATAATCCATCACCTGGAACTCCCCACCTTTATCCTTACCGAGGCTGAATGGAGTATCGCACCAAGTACATCGAAAGTCGCATCCGTAGAAGCGAACAAACGAAACTACCTGACCAATATTGATACCCTCACCTTGTAAGGTGGGTCCGTAGATACCTTCGCTCTTTTCAACTCTCATTTGATAATCCTCGGTCGAGCTTTTTTTCGGGTGAACGGAAACATGATCACCGGCAGGAGAGCGATACAAAGAACAATCCCGACACTGCCAGCGAAGCCAAAATCTCGCATCCAGTCGATTTGAAAGATTGCACCTATCAAAAGTAAGAAGAGTGCATCTTCCAAGAACGGGAGTAACCCGTAATAAGTTACGACACCGACAATCAAACCCAATAGCACCCAGCGTATAATGTTCATCAGTCCCTCGCTAAAAAGAATCCATCATTCTTGATAAACATTATATAAGATGATTTGATGTCCGCCTCCCTTCTGAGATATTTATAAAGAATCGATGGAGATATTTGATAATTTTTCCGTTGCAGTTCTAACTGAAGCAGTGCCGTATCAATACGATCACCCGTCTTACCGTTCCAAGCTGCGAGCACGCTTCGTAATGCAATTGTGATGCCAGTCTTATGCCCCCGCTTGCTCTTACTATGCACTATCTCAGGAACTTTCGGTGGTGGTGGGGGATCCAGACTAACTGCCTTTTGTAACAAAGAAGGAGCCCGGGTAAGAGAGACTACTACATCGTCTATTTCTTGGAGCTCTTGTTGTAGCTGGTTGATTTGAGATTCGAGCTCGGCTCTCCTCCTCTCAAGCCGAGCTCGAATC